TAGCCCCGACTTTCAGCCAAGCGGAAAGAATCGCTTTCGAATATGTACGCCAAGCGACCGAAATGTTCCCAGGCGTCAAGTACAACAAAGCCAAATTACGGGTTGAGATCCCGATAGGCGACCGAAACAAGATAACGATCCACCTGCTCAGCGGCTCCAACGACTCCAGCGAACAAATTCGCGGCTTGGCGCTCGATCAGGTCATATTTGACGAGTACGCAGACATCCCCGCAAAAGTGTTCCCACAGATCGTGAGACCGGCTCTCGCAGACAGGCGTGGTAATTGTTTGTGGATAGGAACACCAAAATCAGCAGACGCGTTTAAGGCGATATACGACAAGGCGGTTAAAGAGGTCCAATCCGGCAACCCCGATTGGCACTATTGCTACCTGCCAGCCGACAAAACGAACAGTCTTACAAAGTCAGAGCTTAAAGAGCTGCGCGATCAAATGTCGGACAATGAGTACCGCCAGGAGCTGCTATGCGATTGGGGTGCCCACATCACCGGCGCATACTACGGCGAGCAGCTCAGCAAAGCAGAAGCCGAGGGCCGAATAGGCAACATACCGCACGACGAGACCATGCTCGTAAATACGAGCTGGGATCTCGGCGTCAGAGACAAAACGACAATCTTATTTTGGCAAGAATCAGCAGGCGCAAGCATCCGGCTGATCGACTGCTACCAAGCCTCCGGCGAGGGTCTCGCGCACTATGTGCAGGTGCTGCAGCAGCGCGCATTTGATAAAGGGTACAGTTACGGCGACCATCTGTTCCCACACGACACCGATACGCGCGTCCTGGCAGCAACCGCCCAACGCCGCAGCGACATATTGCGCCAGCTCGGCATCATGCCAACCATCGTGCCCATGCGGAAGGTGGCCGAGGGCATCGAGGCGGTGCGAGCGATCCTGCCAAGAACGTGGATTGATGAGGAAAACTGCAAAGAAGCGCTCAGCGCCCTCAAACAGTACCGCGTAAAAGAGAGCAGCGGTCTGCCGCTGCACGACGTAAACAGTCACTTCGCCGACGCCATGCGCTACTTAGCAATCGGCTACCGCGAGGGCATGAGCAGTTTCGGCAGCTATCGAAAGCCGTGGGATCAACCGCTGGAATATGAAAATCCAGCCCAATTTGTTTGAGGATATAAGGAGCTGGTCCCGCGAAATCGCGGAGCAATACAGCCCCTATCACGGCATGGCCGCGTGCCCGTATGCGGCCCAGGCGTGGAAAGACAATCAGGTGCAGGTATCGAGCGCTGATCGGCTGATAACCGCGATCAGAGCTGCGAAAACCGAGATCACGATCTGGCCATCATTTAAGGTCGGGACATATGACCATCAGGCACGCCGTGTAGAGCGTTTAAACGCCCGTCTGGCGCAAAGAGATCTGCATCTGATCCTGTTTCACCCCGACGCGCCGGTCGCGTCTGACGACGCGTTTGCGGCCGAGAACGAATGGCAATCGAATATTGAGGATGAGTATTTGCTCATCTTTATCCAGCGCCTGGGCGGTCTCAACCGCGCCAGCGAGCAGTTAGAAAAGGCGGGGTATTACGACAATGCGTCGCCGGAATTTAAAGCAGCAGTGCAAGACAGAAGGAACCTAGAGCATGGCTATGGGACGTCGCCCAATGGGCAAAAAGAAGCCGGTAAAGCGTAAGCCAAGCAAAGGCGGCAAAAAGAAGAAATGACCGTCAAGCGCGGCTCTGAATCCTTTAGCGGCTTCAACAAACCGAAACGCACCCCCGGTCACAAAACCAAGTCGCACGCCGTGCTGGCTAAGTCGGGCGATCAGGTAAAGCTGATTAGGTTCGGTGAGCAGGGCGCAAGCACCGCAGGCAAACCAAAGGCCGGTGAGTCAAAAAAGATGAAGGCGAAGCGCGCCAGCTTCAAGGCCCGTCACGCAAAGAATATAGCCAAGGGCAAAATGTCGGCGGCTTATTGGGCCAACCGCACCAAATGGGTCGCACCGCTTATCGTAATGGGATTGATGTAATGGCACGCACCAAAAAGCAGAAAATTGCGCGGCTCAAATCCCAAAAACCGGGTCTATACCGCAACATTAATCTGAAGAAACTCGGAGCTGGTAAGACGAAAACGACGCGCAAACCCGGCTCGAAAAACGCACCCACCGCCGCCGCATTTAAAGCTGCCAAGAAAACCGCAAAGAGAGCGTAATGGCGGGCCTGCTATCTGACCGTTTTGAGGATCTGCAGTATCGCGGCGCGATATTGCCATTTGGCAGAACGAAAAAGGGTAGCACAGTATTTGCGACGCCAGGGCTGTTAGTGGACGCCATCAAGTCTATGGAGCTGCCAGGGCGCGCGCTGCGCGGCGAAAACATATCGGCCGACGACGTCACAAAAATGGCAATGGACACGATGGGCGGTGGCGGTTTGTTGAGCCGCGCAGTACCGACCGGCGACGTGGGCGGCTTGTTAGGTATGAATGTCTTTCACGGTACGCCTCGCAAGTTTGAGTCGGAGCCTAATTTTCCTATGGGTCGGCCAAGGTCAGATATGGGTGGCACGGGCTTGGGTCAGCAGGCGTACATGCCTGGGTTCTACAGCACAAAGTCTCAGCCGCATTCTAAATTCTTTCGCGACTCAACCTCTAAGCTGGCCCTTAAAAACATTACGCCAGACGAACAGCAAATTTTGCAAAAAGCTGATTATGAACTGGTGCAAGACGTTTTGAATATTCATGGGAATCTAAACGCCGACCCGACCAAGAGAATACAAGGGTTAATCAATCGTTATACGAGCAAGCCGGAAGTGTCGGGCGTTCTGCAAAAAGTACAGGCAGGGTTAAAGCCGCGTGCCAAAAACTTTGAATATGAGAGTTCTGGCTCACAATACAAATTAGATTTACCGGACGCCGATGCTGCGCGTCATATCGATTACGAAAAAAGCGCCAAGGCGCTGCCGCCGGAGCAAAAAGCAGCAGTGCAGGAATTAGCGCAAGAATTTAACATTAGTGATCCGGTCGCCAATGACAGAGGCGTAAAGTTTTTTCTTGAGGATCTTATCGTTGCTGCAGGAAGCCAGGAGGCAGCAGTCGCGGCCTTAAAAAGTAAGAACTTCCCTGGTCTGTCTTACAAAGATGAAAACGTGCGTAACGTGAAAAACTACGTCACCTGGGACCAAGACGTCCTAGACCGCACCAAAATTTTGGAACGCGATGGTAAGCCAACGAGTGCAAACGCAGAGCCGCGATTGCCAAGTGATATCAGACCAGCAAAAGAAAACCTCGCTACTGTTGTTGATGCTAACACGGTTGGCGGTCGCGTCGCCGGAGACGAGACGGTTTCGATAGATTTGCTTGCTGGGGGAGCGTCTCGTTCAGCAAGGGCGCAAAAAGATATTGATAACATTGCCGACAGTATGTCTGGGCCAGATGGCTTTATTGAGCGGCTTATTGTTGATCAAGACAACAATGTTATTGAAGGCGCACATAGGCTTGAGGCGTTGCGAAAACTCGGCGTTAAAGAGGTGCCGGTCACGCGGATTATAGACCCGCAAGCGTCATTAACGGGTGATGATATCGCGGCCATGAAAAATGCAATGAGCAAAGTCAGTCCGATTCACTCGGACCACAAAAATCAAATTATTACCCAACTTGGCGAGATGCTTGCGGACCCTGATGTTGCTGGTGATCTCAGTAAGGTTTCTAAAGTTTTTGATTTGCCAAAAGGATTTGAAAAGCATTTCGAAGCTGCACTTAAAATTTTGGACCGCAATTAATGCCTGGACTACTTGACCGCCTCAAGCCCAACAGAGCGCAAGTCAACGACGCCATTAATCCGTTTATGGCAAACACGTTGATGCTGTTAGCCGCACCCAGTGCCACACGTAAAGGTCTACTGGCTACAAAAAAGCGGATAGAGGAAGTCGGCAAAGCGATGAGAACGCCGTATGCGGCTGGGATGCAAAACCCTGCCGCCTACCGGCCGCTGACCGAGGCCATGTTTGATCTAACTGGCGGTCCCGTTGCGCGAGGGTTGTTAAGTGCAAAGGCAGCAAGTCCGACAACGCTTAGCGCGTTAGGCGCAAAGGATAAGGATGGGCCATCACCGCGCAAAGTAGGCGAGGGCAAATCATTTTTAGATGATGTTAAACGTGAAGGGTTTGAAGGAGCAGTCGCAAAAAGAAAGAAATTTTTTCAAGATGCCGAATCCGAAAAAGCTGGCTTGCGTGCAAAAGCGCAAGATCCAGCGTCAACCGTATCAGGAATCAAACCTTCATATGGTGGAGAGTTTGGCGGATCAAAAACAATCCCGCTGGAAACTATTGAGGGATACAACAAAGGTTTACTAGCGTCGCCACATCCAAAAGCGGACAACAGCCCGAGACGGCAACTAGGTGTTGATGAATTAGAAGGCCGAGTGTTTACAGCGTTACCGGGTGATCAATCGCGAGTTGGGGTGCTTAAAAAAGTAGCGGGCAAGGATATAACGCCGACAGAGGTTCTTGGTGGTCGTGATAACGCATCACTTGGTAGCGGTTTTGGGTGGCAGTCTGGTGACGTTAAAGTAGTTCCGCTAGAGTCTGTTATTAAGAAAAATCGGGACGAGAGTGTACTTGGGGCATTTTTATCAATGGGTGGCACAGCCGGTGACTTCCAACCGGTGACCGCCAAAATATTGTCAAAAATTTCAGATCCGACCTCAATGTCGAAAAAAGACGCAAAAATTATAGACAAGGTAATAGCGGAAATAAAAACAGCAAAAGGTGAGCCAAAATACCCTGACAACCCAGGCATCAAGTCAGATGAATTTATGCCTTGGTTATTAGGAATGTCTCACACGCGACGGGTTGGAGTAATAAAAGGATTAACAAGCACACCAGCCGCCTTAAAGGACGAAATACCGCGCGGTATGGCACCGTATGAAATGATACCAGGGTTTGATATACCGGCAGCGCGTCATGCAATGACTGACCCGTCCTTGTTGGACAAGACACTTATGCCAGTAGACCCGTCTCTCGGCGCAATCAATTATTTTAAACCTAATGCTAAGCGAGTGCCGTCAGCAGAGATCGATGTGCCACATCCAGCTTTCGAAAGTGCGTTGCCAGGGGGACGACAAGGCACTTTGCCGGAACGATATGAAATGCCAATGAGCTTGTTGTTCGATAATTACATCAGACAACGGCGCAAAGCGGGCGCTATCGGAAATGACTTTTCGCCCATTGCACAAAACATGATTAACAAAGGTGTAAAGGAACCCAGAGCTGTAATGACGCCGAGGAAAATTGATCTGTTTAATCGTTATATGAAAACCTGGGACAAACTTTAATCCATCACGTTCAGCTTGTGAGCGATCTCCCACAGGAAATCGTTAAATTCTGTGTGACTTTTTTGATCTGGAAACTTCATCCCAGCTTTGGCTGCGATGACTAATTCGGAAAACCAAGCCTCGCGATCTTCCTGCGACATTTGTTCAAATTCAGACATAAATACTCTCCTCTCAAGCAGAGGATTGTAGCAAAAAATTGACCCAAAAACAATGTGAGAGAACCCCATGAGCCTACGAATGGAAGCGGCAATACAAGATCTGACCCGACGCATCGAGGCGCTCGAAGCCGCAACACGACCGGCCAAGATCGTAAAGCCAAAGCATTTGGGGTTCGGTAAGTGGGGTCTGCAGGACAACAGCGGCCAGCTCATAGACAGTGGCCCATACAGCAAGGAAGCCGCCCAAAAGGCAGCGCAAGTTGAGGCATAATGGCAAGACGCAAGAAGGTCACAACGCAGGCACTCAAAGCCATCATCAGCGACGGCCTGCGCAATAGCGCGGGGTACTATGGCGGCGAGCTGCAGCGGCGCAGAGAGAAGGCGCTCGAATACTATCTTGGCTACCCGATGGGCAACGAGATCGAGGGCCGCAGCCGCGTAATCAGCACAGATGTTATGGACACGGTTGAGAGCATGTTACCCAGCCTGCTCAAAGCATTCACGTCCACAAACGACGTTGTGAAGTTTGAGCCGGTCGGCCCCGAGGATGAAGCCGCCGCAGGCGTGGTCAGCGACTACTGCAACCACATCTTTTTAAAAGACAACCCAGGCGTCATGCTGCTGCATGAGGT